TGGCCGCCTGTGTCCGGGCACCGCCGCCCTGCCGCGTATAATCGAGTGTGCATCAGCACCGGCGGCACAGACGCTGGTGCAGGCACCAGGCCGTTCGGGGCCGAACACCCGGACGGCCTTTTTTCGAGGGCGGCATGGCCGACGAACTCAACGATGTGATTCGTGAGAGCGCGGCCGGCCCGGCTGAGGCCGAGGCCGACGGCATCCGCATCAAGCAGCACCCCCTGCCGGACCTCCTCGAGGCCGACCGGCACCTGCGCGGCCGCGGGGCCGGTGCGAACGTCGGCAACGTCCTCTCCTCGATGCGTGCGAAACTCGTACCTCCGGGAGCCGGCTGACGGGATGGGTGAAACGACTCTTCGAACGCCACCGGCCGCGGCCCCTGCACGTGATGGTCCTCGACCGGCACAGTGCCCGGAACCGCTACGACGCGGCCCGCACCACCGACGACAACGAGCGGCACTGGATCCACGCCGACAACCTGTCGGCCGATGCGGCTAACTCGGCCGAGGTCCGGCGAATCCTCCGAAACCGGGCCCGTTACGAGGTTGCCAACAACTCCTACGCACGCGGCATGGTCAACACGCTGGCCCGCGACCTGGTGGGGACCGGCCCCCGGCTCCAGATGCTGACTGGGGACCGCGAGGCCAACCGGCGCATCGAGCGGGCGTTCGCCGAGTGGGCCGCCGCCGTAGACCTGGCCGGGACGCTGCGACTCATGCGCAAGTGCCGGGCCCAGGACGGCGACCCGTTTGTCGTCATGGTCGATAACCCGGCACTGCCGACGCCGGTGACCCTGGATCTGCGGCCGGTCGAGGCCGACCGCGTAACGACGCCGGACCTGTCGGTCCTGGACACGCAGGCGGTCGACGGCATCGACCTCGACGCCGCCGGCAACCCGATCCGGTACCACATCCTCAAGACCCATCCCGGCGACCTCGGCGGCAGTCCGCTTGCGACCTACACGGTCCCGGCGGCCTCGATGCTGCACTGGTTCCGACGCGACCGGCCGGGTCAGCACCGGGGCGTGCCGGACCTGACCCCCGCCCTGGAACTCTTCGCCAGCCTGCGGCGGTATCGCATGGCGGTGCTGGCGGCGGCCGAGACGGCCGCCGAGTACGCCCTGTTCATCGGCACGGACGTCCCCGCCGACGGTGAGGCCGAGCCGGTCGAGCCCATGAGCGCCGTCGAGATCGAGCGGCGGATGCTGCAGGCCCTCCCGGAAGGCTGGAAGCCTTATCAGCTGAAGGCAGAACACCCGGCGACCAACCACGTCGAGTACGTCGAGTCGATCCTGGCCGAGATCGCCCGGTGTCTGAACATCCCGTACTACATCGCGGTCGGCAAGAGCAGCGACTACTCCTATGCCGGCGGCCGTCTCGACGCCCAGATCTACGAGCGCGACATCCGAATGGAACGGGCGGACCTCACCCTGCGGGTTCTGGACCGGGTGCTGGCGGCGTGGCTGTCGGAGGCCAGGCTCGCCATGGGCCTCGATCTCGGGCGGCTCGGCACGCGGCACACCTGGTTCTGGGACGGTTTCGAACATATCGATGCGGCCAAGGAAGCCATCGCCCAGACCAAGCGGCTGGACGCGGGCGTCACGTCCCTCGCCATCGAGTGCGCCCGGGGCGGGTACGACTGGGAAGAGGTGCAGGACGCACGGCTCCGGGAGGCCGCCCGGCGCGAACGTCGGTGGCAGGAAATCCGCGTCGAGGAGGGCCTGGACCCGGCTCCGCCTTCGGCTACGCCGGGGCAGGCCCGGCTCCGTCAGGGCGACCCTGCTCTGCGAAGCACGCTGCGCAGGGCGAAGCAGAGAGCCCCGCTCCGCCGGGGCGAAGCCCGGCGCAGCCAGGGCGTAGCGCAGCGAAGCCCGGAACCCGAACCGGCGCCTGAACCCGAGGAGGCAAACACCCATGCCTGACCGCATGCGCGATGCGCGAGGTCGATTTCTACCCGGCTACGTCAGGGCGAAGCCCCGCTCCGCCGGGGCGCAGCCCGGACCGACGGCCGGGCCGCCGACCGCGGCGCTGACTCACAACTCGCGGGTCGCCCCCGGTGAACCCGACTGGGGCGACGTGGACAAGTCCCGCCTGCCGCGGGCGGCCTTCGCCGACCAGGGCGACCCGAGCCGAAAATCGACCTGGAAGTTTCCGCACCACTGGGTCAAGGGCGGCGGCGACCTGGACGAGAATGGCGTCTACACCTCCGGCACGATGTACCTGCATCGGGGTGGCCTGAACGCTGCCTGGTCTGCCGCCCAGGGCGGGCGATCCGGCCAGAAGGCGTCACAGGCGGTTCGCGACCACCTGGCTGCCCACCGCAGAAGTCTCGGTCTGACCGGTGCGGCACCTCAACCCACCGCCTACCACGTGGACCACGACGCCCGCGAAATCTACCTGTACGGAGACGTCGGGCCCGAGATCGACGACGAGCAGGTGGTTCGCGACGTCAAGGCGTTCGGGCGAAAAGGTTTCACGGTCCACATCAACTCGCGCGGCGGGTATGTCTACCAGGCGATGGCTATCTACCACGCCCTGCGCGACGCACCCGGCAAGGTCCGCGTCGTCGTGGACGGCGTGGCGGCGTCGGCCGCCTCGTTCATCGCGATGGCAGGCGACGTTCGCACTATTCGTCAGGGCGCCTTCCTGATGGTCCACGGTTCGTCGCTTCTGGCGATAGGCAACCACCGGACCATACAGCGGGCGGCCGATTACATCCGCAAGCTCGACGACGAGATCGCCGGCATCTACGCCTACCGCAGCGGCCGGCCGTTGGCAGAGGTCCGGAACTGGATGGACCAGGAGACCTGGTTTGCCGGCAGGGAGGCCGTCGCGGTCGGTCTGGCGGACGAGGCTGAGGAGATCGAGCCGGCCCCCACGGACCACATGGACCTTTCGATCTTCACACGGGTGCCGGAGGCCCTGGGCGGGCCGTCGCCCGCCCGCGAGGAGGCACCCGACGAGACGCTGCGGCGGCGGGTCGCAGCATTTCTCGGATTCGACGAACACACGATTGGGGCTTCGCCTCGGCGTAGCGAGGCGCCGCCGCCTCAAGCACACAAGGAGACGAACATGGACTTCAATGCATGGCTCAAAGACCACGGGTTCGACGACCCCGAGGCCCTGACCGACGAGCAGGCCTCGACCCTGAAGGCCCAGTACGAGGCGGAACAGGCCGCCGAAGGCGACCCGCCAAAGACCGGCGCCGGCGAGATGCCGACGGCGGCTGTGCCGCAGGGGCTGACCGCCGAGCGAAAGGCCGAGGCCGACGAACTTCGGCGCCGGGCCGCCATCAAGGAGGCGTGCAAGGGGCACGACGAGATTGCCGCCAAGGCAATCGAAGAGGGATGGGACCTCGAGCGGACCAAGACAGAGCTCGAGCTCGCTCGTCTGCGGGACTCCCGCCCCGAGGCCCCCGCCATCCATGCCGGCGGCGGCGAGCCGACCGCCACGGCCCTCGAGGCCGCGGTGCAGATGTCCGCCGGCGAGGACACGGCCGCCCTCGAAAAGGAGTACCAGGAGCAGACGCTCGACGCCGCCGATCGGTTCCGCTCGATGCGTTTGCGCGACCTCATCTCGACCTGCTGCCGGATGGAAGGGCAGCCGGTGCCGGCCATCGGCGCCTCGCCCGGCGAATGGGCCCAGGCCGCCTTCTCGACCACCAGCCTGCCGGGCATCCTGGGCGACTCGGCCCGCAAGACGATGGAGCGGGCGTATCGGGCCTTCCCTGGCGCCGCTGATCGGCTCGCGCGCGTGCTGAGCGCCGCCGACTTCAAGCAGCACACCGGCTATCGGCTGACCGGCGCGTTCGACCTCGACGAGGTCGGGCCGGACGGTGAACTGAAGCACGTGACCGTGGGCGAGGACTCCTTCACCTATCAGGTCACCACCCGCGGGGCGATGTTCGGCCTGACCCGCCAGATGCTCATCAACGACGACATGGGCGCCTTGCTGGCCATCCCCCGGAAGTTCGGCCGCGGCGCCGCCCGCACCAAGGAAGAGATGCTGTGGACGCTCGTCCTGGCCAACACCGGATCGTACTTCGCCGCCGGCAACAAGAACTACAAGACCGGTGCCACGAGCGCCCTCGGCTACTCCGGCCTCGGCGTGGCCGAGCAGACCCTCGCCGAGCAGACGGACCAGGACGGCAAGCCCATCCTGGTCGTCGGCCGGTACCTGGTCGTGCCGCCGGCCCTGGCGGGCGACGCCGAGGACCTGTACCGCTCACGCCTGGTGGTGAGCGGCAACACGAGCAAGACCCCGGACACGAACCGGTTCGCCAGCAAGTACGAGCCCATCGTGGTGCCGTACCTGGGGAACACCAACTTCCACGCCAGCGCGTCCTCGAAGGCCTGGTACCTGTGGGGCGACCCGCAGGACGTAGCGCTCTTCGGCATCGCGTACCTCCGCGGCCGCCAGACGCCGGTCATCGAGGAGGTCGGCGTCCAGCCGGACATCCTCGGCCGCGCCTGGAGGGGTTACATCGACGTCGGCGTGTGCCAGGTCGATCACCGTGGCGGCGTCAAGATGAAGGGCGAGTAAGGGCGACACATCGCCTGAAAGGAAAGGACTCATGGCAACGGCAACGGTTAGCCGCCCATGGTGGGCGCGATCAAGGAGACAGGCATGACCTTTGAAGCGGAGTACAAGCACCGCGGCGACATGGTCGATTACACGCCGGCCGGCGACGTCGACGCCGGCGAGGTGGTCGTCCAGGGCGACCTGGTCGGCATCGCCAAATCCGACATCGAGGCGAACACCCTGGGCGCACTCGCGGTATCCGGGGTCTTCGATATGGCCAAGTCGACTGGTTCCTCGAGTGCCCTGACAGCCGGCACCAAGGTCTACTGGGACGACTCCAACGATGTCGTGACCTCGACCGCCGGCTCCAACAAGTACGTCGGCAAGGTCGTCGAGGCCGCCGGCGCCGACGACGAGACGGTGCGGGTCCGCCTC